TCGGGGCGCGTGTGCCGGAACAGCCAAGCCATGGCATCTTCGACGCTCTGTACGGGCATGGGATCACGAGGCGAGCGCATCTGCTTCCCCCTCTATCTGACGCTTAAGCGCGCGATACGCGGGAACCCCCGCAGCGCGTTCAAGCGCGGCAAGGGAAGTTTTCACGGAACCGAAAGATTCCATGATCTCTTGCACGGAAATTTGCCGGGACTGGTTCATGCGACCAACCCCGGCAATCCGGCGCAGAACGCGGCATGGCCGGAAGGGTAAACCATGACCGCGATGGTTCCGGCAATGCCAAGGGCAGGGCCGAGAACCACTTTCCAAGCGAAGGTATCGAGTTTTTTCACGTCTCACCTATCTGTAACGAGGCTGATTCGCCTCAACCGCAGATAAGCACATGTCCGGCAAGCGACAAAGTGTAAAGTGGGAGGTGCACAGAAGAAAATCTGGTGTCCACCCCCAAACTGTTGCGAGGGAGACACAGAACCGCCCACACGGGAGGGGGCGGTTTAGTAGCCTGCGCGTCCGATTCTACTAGGCGCATAACTTCGTGCGCCATCGCACAGGACAACTAGCAGTAGCGGCCCGCGAATTTGCGGGACCGACCGTTGCCCTTGGTATTCTTCGGGCGCGGGTGACATTCTGCCAGCTTTTCTAACCTGGGTGAAGGAGGGTCGCGCCGTTCCGGCTTTTCGACCCGTCCAGGGCTTACCGCTTCGCGCCGCCCTGGACTAATCGTTTCCGCCTCAATGGTCAGCCGACGCTTTGTCGGCTTGGGTGTAGAAAGAACCACGTTTGGCAAGGTTTCTGCCAGCACTCGATTCGCGCGCGCCACGCGCATGGTATCGCGCGGCGGCGCGGTGCGCGACATAAGCGCGCGATCAATCGGGTTCGGTTTCGGGTCGCGACTGGAACGTTTCGCCATATTCTTCCGCCATAAATTGCCAGTAAGCATCCTGCTTAGCCAGTGATAAGTTTACCTCATCTTCCGGCTTCTGGCGATCAGAAATATTTTCCGCCATGCGTGCAAGCTGAACCTCTGGCGGAATGGCGGCGATTTCATCTTCCAGCCGCTTGCGGGCATACTTGTCGAAGGATTTCTGAACCCATTCGGACATACGCCCGCGCTCCCCGGGATCGGTCGTAATGGCGTTCAAGTAATCACGCCGAGTTGCGCCCGTCATGAGATACGACTTTTCGCGATCACCGCCCGGAGGGAGGTATTGAAAGCTGGAGGGGAGAACCCCGAAGCCCTTGGCGGTTTCGGCTTTCTTTGCGAAAAATGCCGCGCCGAGCGGCGGCTTTTTCGAGAGAGAGAACCAATATTCCTTGGTTCCCTTGAGCAGATACTTGCAAACGTAGCGCATCGCGCGCTCGTCGGATGCCCAGTCCACGATAACGTGGCCGTGGGGCCATTCCCGAATATGCGTCATCTGCTTTTGAGGTATACTCGCACAGAACGGGGCAGAGTTGGCGTAATCCGCCAGGTGCACGGGATTGTAGAAGGGCGCAGGCGACCCCGCAGGGCGGCGCTTCAAGTCCTGAAAAAAAAGGATCGCATGAAAATGCGCCCGATCCCGAAGCGAACCATATTCCCCGACGACGAGATACCTAATTTTGTGACCAGCGTTGCGAAGCTGCTTGATAAAAAGCTGGAAGTGGTGCGGATGAAGAACCTTATCCGCGAGATCGTCGCGCGGCGCATAGGTCAGCGTTATGACCGCGACCTTTTGCGAATAGGCCGCTTCGGCCATACAGCGCGCGACGTAATCATTCACCCGATTTTTCCGGCACCGCCAGCACTGGCGGCAGCCGACGGGTTGTTGTTCCCACTTCGGCCCGCGTTGAACCCAAACGAAGTTCGGGGAGATACACATTTTCGGTCCCTTCTTGGCTAGTCACTAAAAGGGTATACCCATCAAGTAATATACCCTTCCGCCGCCGCCAAATCAGAGATGTTGGCGGCGGCGGTGCCGGGGGGCGTTTCACGTCCCACGGCGTTTTTAATGCATTCCCGTAGGTTTTGCGGCTGGGCAGCGCGCGCAGAGCGAATGGCAAAGCCATGCTGACTGCCTATTGCCGCTGGATATAGGAATGCGTTTCGCCTGCGCTTCCAGCGCGGGCGAGTTCGCAACTACCGCGATTGCGTGTAAATGCGGGACCGGACTTCGCTTCGCTCACCCCCGCTAAGGCGGGGGCCTGAAGGGTCCGGGTAAGTGTTTTTTTCGCATAGACATCGCAAGAATGCTTAGATCATGCGCAAAATCCGACGCGGCGTGTATCGGACCGGGAGTCCATCCGGCAATTGCCGGAACCGCGTCTTGTAATCGGTAATCTGCCAATGCGCGGGATCAAAGAACGACCAGTTGCCGCCCCAAGTCAAATCCAGCTTGTCAGCTTTCTTGAGCGTGGCGTTGACGCGATCCAGCGCGCGATTGCCGATCACCTGAAGAAACCGCCATTCCTCCGGCGTCATATCCCAATGATAGACGCCGTGCACGATGTCCACAGCTTCACCGATGCGGTGGGCACTGTGGAGCGTGCGCGTGACATTGCGCGACAGCAACAACTGTTGTTCTTCGCGCGTGCGATAGGCGGAATGGACGTATAAAGGGATATTGCGCTTGCGGGCGTATTCAATGAATAACGCCGACCAGCGCATGAGACGCCGATCGACATGCTGCCAATCGGCACGATCCCATTGCTTCAAATAGGCGTCCGTCCGCATGAAGTTGGGGGCTTGGAGCCGTTCGGGCACGTCCCACGCGCCTATGTCGGACGGAAGATCGAAGAAACGCTCGGACGCCTGCGCAGCGTCCGGCGCTTCAAGATGCGCGGCGGTGGTCAGGTGTTGGGGCGACCGAAGCCGCCCCAAAACATATTCCTGCCACCAGCGCGTCAGCGTCTGGCCGGGCTTCACTCTGCCACCTCACCAGAGGGTTCCGGGGCAGGTTCCGGCGCAGGTTCGGGCGCAGGGGCAGGGGCTTGCGCCCGAACGCTGGCCAGCGCCTGTGCCTGCGCGGCGCGCATTTCCTTGAGGAACGCGCGGCGTTCAAGTTCAAAATGGCGACGCGCGCGCAGGACTTCGGC